GAAGGAGCGGCGATGGCTCCGGGCGGCACAGCGGGGGATATTCTATTTGAAGAAATGCCCTACGCAACGGTAGAAGGTCCAGAAAATCGGGCTCGAGTTTTAAACAAAGCAAAAGAGGCTGACCCCGAAGGTTTCGCTGAAATTCAGAGAAAAAATACAGACGACTTAGCGGATTGGATGAACATATCCCAGTTTTACACTGATGATTATGTAGCTAAGAGTCCGGCCCCTATACAAAAGTTAGATCGGTTTCTTTTGGAAAACGCGGCCTATAACATGAGCGTTCAGTACGGTTCAGAAGATAACATGTTTATCATGCTCGGGGAACGCGGAAAAGATCCTGATCCAGCGAGGGGTTTAAAGACGGGTAGAGTCGGGGACAAGGATGCCATAATAACGCTTCCCGGTGAAGAAAAAGACGCTCCTCTTCTTTACCATGAATCTGGGCATGTAGCGCAACCTAGAGATTTAGAACAGAGCACTTTGCAACTGTTAAAAAACCAAGCTACAGACTTGTTTAAATCTTTAACTCGTCCTGCGGGAGAACCGGGTAAACCTCAAGAAGAAGTTGCTGTTACTTCACTCGATTTGTATCGCGCACTTCACCAAGGTGACACTGAAAAAGTCATCGGTTCTATCGAGTATTTAAACTACCAGTTTAAGAGGCAAGGATTTGGACGAGAATTTGTTCCTGACTTTACTACAGACGAGGGCGTTGAGAAACTAGCAAGAAACGCCGCTGAGTACGCGCTAGAAGTAGTCGACAGCCAAAATCTGTACTCCAAAGAAGAAAAACAAAGTTTAGTACAGGATATAACAAATTCGTTTACGAAAAACGCCGAAACAATAAAGAAACTTGGAGCGGCTTATCGTAGCGGTGAATACAACCCTACCGTTGAAGCTTACAGAAGAAACAGGATGGCCCCCGGCGGGTTTGTTTCCGCAGAAGGGCAGGGTAGTACCGGTAAAACAGATTCTAGTGCGTACAAACAAGCTAATGTTGCCGCGACGTACGAAGGTGATGGTTTTGTCGTACGTCCTCGAGCTAACTACGATGAACGAACAAACACTCAAGAATACCCCGACGGCGTCGTCGTAAACGAGAAAGGTAAGAGTATCGGTTTTGCGATGGATGGTCAAATGTTTTTATCAGACGACAAGTCCATCCGAGCAGGTTTTGAACGTCAAGCTACGAACACTGAAGGCCGCGTAAATCTTCCGGAACAGTACGGCGGCGAGACAATTGAATTTGGCGGGGGATCAAAAATGAAGCGTTACAACATGGGCGCGACATTTGGACCTCTCGATGTTGACATTAGTAAGACACAACTTCCCGGTGGCGAAAGCGTTATGGGAGGAAGTGCTCGGTACAGATTCTCAGAGAGCGGTGACGTTACTCTGGAAGCAATGGATGATGGTCGCTCCGGCCGCATCGCATTAAATTATCGATTTTAACGGCTACCCCACAATTCCGTGGGCCCCGTGAACACACTACGGCTACCCTCAGCCATGAGGCCCCGTGAGATAGGAGACTAAAATGGCAAAACAACGTGGACATCGCGCAAATAAGGCAAACGACTCTTTCGGAACAGTTAACGACGATAGCTTATATCGTGGCAAGTATCGAGAGGAAGTTTACCAAGATGATGATGAAGTGGTAGAAGCTCAGGACCCCTCAGAAGAAGAGGCTACTCCCGAGAATGAAACAAGCTTCGCAGAATCCCGAGAAGGTTCTGACACAGACTACAAGAAACGGTATGACGATTTAAAACGTCACTACGACACAAAGCTCGAAGAGTGGAAGCAAGAACGAAATGAACTTGCAGAGGCTCGTCAAGCAGGTAGAGAAAGTGGGCTATCTTCCACAGAACTTCCTAAGACCCCCGAGGACTTGGAAGCATTTAGGAAAAAATACCCAGATGTCTATGCCATTGTCGAGACAGTTTCTTCATTGCAAGCAGAGAATCGTTTGAAAGAGCTTAAAGAAGAAGTGGACTCTCTTAAAGGTCAAGAGAAAAAACTCAAAGTTCAATCAGCGTATAAAGAGTTGCTTGCAAAGCATCCGGACTTTAATGACTTGAAGACCAATGAAAAGTTTTTGATGTGGCTCGATGAGCAACCTCAATCTATTTCAGACGGTATCTACAAGAATAATACGGACGCAGTCTGGGCATCGCGAGTAGTTGACCTGTACAAAGCTGACATGGGTGTGACTACTAAAAAACGCAAGTCCTCAAAAGATGACGATCCAGCCGCATCTGTATCTGCCCCTAAATCAAAAGATGTAGCAGGGGAAACAACAAACGGTAACGGCAAAATCTGGAAAGCATCTGAAATCGGTAGATTGAAGCCGTGGGAATTCGAGAAGATTGAAAAAGAAATCGATGCCGCACGTGCTGAAGGTCGAATTGACTATAGAGCATAAACTTTAACAACCTAACTATCTCATAATAAGGAAGGGTAACAACATGGCTTTTAATAGCGCATCAGGTTATAACAACCTGCCTTCAGGTAACTTTACTCCTGAGATTTTTTCTCAGAAAGTCCTGAAGTTTTTCCGTCGCGCCTCTGTCGTAGAGGATATCACAAACACTGATTATGCTGGTGAAATCGAAAACTTCGGTGACACAGTCCGCATCATCAAAGAACCTACAATCACTGTATCTTCTTACTCACGTGGTGCTGTGGTAAACCCACAAGACCTCGCTGACGACCAGATCACAATGGTTGTTGACCAAGCGAATGCTTTCGCGTTCAAGATCGACGACATCGAAGAGCGTCAGTCACACGTTAACTTTGAAGCGTTGGCTACATCTTCAGGTGCGTTCTCTCTGAAGCGTAAGTACGATGCTAACGTCCTCCAAGCAATGGTTGACGGTGCTGGCAACACAGGTACTGACTTCGGTACTGCGGCCGCTCCAATTAACATCTACACAGCGGCAACCAAAGGTGACACTGCTGTAAACATGATGTTGGCAATGGCCCGTGCTTTAGACGACCAGTCTATCCCAGAAGAAAATCGTTTCTTCGTTGCACCTCCTGCTTTCTACGAAGCGTTGTTTGGTGCGGGTGCTAAGTTCGCAGAAGTACAGGTAACTGGCGACGGAACTTCACCATTACGTAACGGTCTCGTCATGCAGGGCAACATTGCAGGTATGGCTTGCTACAAGTCAACTGCGCTGAACAACTCTGGTACTGACGTTGTGACTATTACTTCACAGGACACTACAAACGACTTCGTAGTTCTTGCGGGTCACATGTCTTCTACAGCGACTGCATCGCACATCGCTAAGACAGAAGTTGTCCGTTCAACTGACACATTCAGCGACATCGTTCGTGGTCTTCACGTATTCGGCCGCAAGGTCTTACGTCCAGAAGCCCTCGTACAAGGTGTTGTTGCAACTGCCGCTTAAGGGAGACTAAAAAATGGCCGGAACATATTCCGTAACTGGTAACTCTGTAAATATTTCAGCAGGTTCCAACTCTTACGTTCAAGAAGCAGTTCTTGACTTTTCTACAACTAACTTGGGAATCAACGAAACAATTGATGTTTTCCAGATTCCTGCCGAAACAGTAGTTTTAACTGCTGGTGTTCAGCTAATCACAGCTTCAGGAAACGCAGGTACTTTAGACTTGGGTGACTCTGAAACTGCTGACTTCTACGTTGCAGATATCGATGCCGATAGCGCAACAGCAGAACTGAACTCATTCGGTGGTGCTAAAGCGTACATCGCGGCTGACGAGATCCTTCTAAAGGGTATCACTGCGGCTTTCGATGGTAAAGTACGTGTAGTTGCTGTCATGGCTCCTTTGGGTCTCAGCACTAAGACTGGCGAAGCTTTCGCCTAAGTAAGTCGGGGCCTTCGGGCCCCTTCTTTACGTGAACATCTTACGGGGTGTTGACATAAAGAATTTCATAATATAGAATCCGATCAAGCCCGCCGGGGGTATATACACTATGGGTCAAAGAGGACTTTGGGACAACATCCACGCAAAACGTAAGCGAATCAAAGAAGGTTCTAAAGAACGTATGCGTAAACCGGGATCTAAGGGAGCACCCACAGAAGAAGCCTTGAAGCGTTCTGCCAAAGCAATGGGCGGTTACACAGAAAGGTGGAGCAAAGCACGTGGCGGTTGAATACAGAGGAATGACATTCCCCGGATACAATAAACCAATCCGTACTCCCAAAGGACCTAAGAAGTTTGCCGTGCTGGCAAAAAAGGGAGATAAAGTCAAGTTGGTAAGATTTGGCGACCCTAAGATGAGTATCAAGAAAGACCAGCCCGCTAATAAAAAATCATACTGTGCTCGGTCTTCGGGCATCAAGGGCACCGACGATAAGTTCAGTGCAAACTATTGGTCACGTAAGAAATGGAATTGTTAAACGCATGATGAAATACGACATGACAGCACTGGAAGATCAACTCATTGACCACGAAGGTCTCGAGCTCAAGCCTTACCAGTGTACAGCAGATAAGCTGACCATAGGAGTTGGTCGCAACATCGAAGATCGTGGTATCACGGAAGACGAAGCACGTTATCTTCTAAAGAATGACATCAAGATCGTAGAAGATGAACTTCTTGAGAAAAAACCCGTGGTTGCTGGACTTGATGCTGTTCGTCAGCGCGTCCTTGTTGACATGGGCTTCAATCTAGGTATCCCGACTCTCCTCAAGTTCCAGAACATGTGGGCCGCAATCGAGGAAGAAGACTTCGAGCGGGCGGCAGAAGAAGCTATGGACTCTCGCTGGGCAAAGCAAGTAGGCCGGAGAGCAGAAAGACTCTGTCAGGCGATGGCTACAGGTGAGTGGGTTTGAGCTCTTCAAATATTGCAAGTCACAGTCGTCTTCAGACGCACAATATAACGTGTGATGTTGACGATCAAGAAGAGACACTATATACGTGTCCTGCAAATTGCCGCTCTCACGTATCCATGTTCCACATCGTAAACTACGGCGGCACTGTATCGGTAGACGTTACATTTAATAGAGCATCAGCCACGCAAACAGCACTGGGTGTCGACTCTGTAGCTCACATTCTCGGCTCTAAAAACATGAGTTCTGGAGATTACATACAATTCACTGGTGCTGAAATGATTATGGAGACCGGAGACACAATCAAAATTACGGCAGATGGTACTACACCGACTGTTGACGCGATGTGTACCGTCGAAGAATTCTTTATTCTACCGGGTTGAGGTAAGTAATGTCATCTACGTATTTGAGTTTAACAAACAGACTTCTCCGGAGACTCAATGAGGTTGTACTCGACGAGACTGATTTCGCATCGGCCCGTAACGTACAGGCCCTAGCAAAAGACTCAATCAACTATTCAATCCGTGAGATTCTTTCTTACGTACAAGAATGGCCGTTTACAACAACGACGACTACACAGGTCTTAACTTCCGGAACACAAGAGTATGATTTTCCTGTTGATCTCCACGTAGTCGACTGGGACTCGTTCTTCTTACAAAAAGACGCGGCACTCTCCCCTGTTGTTGACGGAGCTAAACTCGACACCATTTCTTACGATGAGTACCAAGAAAGCCATCGTGCAAACGACGCGAACCTTGCATCTTCTTCCTACTCAAAGCCGGAACGAATCTACCGCACACAAAAGACTAAGTTCGGCGTTAGTCCTCCGCCGGATCAAGCGTACACAATTGAGTACGTGTACAACTCTTTCCCTAGTGATTTAGCGTTATACACCGACACGACAATTATTCCTCCGCGTTTCGATCACGTAATTATTGAAGGTGCAATGGTATATATGATGCGGTTCCGCTCTAACGACCAAGCAACTAACTACCACACGCAAAAGTTTAAAGAAGGTCTCGAGTTTATGCGTCGCGTACTTCTCGACCCGCCCGATTACTTCCGCGCTAATGTGGTGGGCTGATGGATCAGCTACAAGTACAGACAGTATCTTGCGGAGGCGGCCTCGACACCAGCCGGGACGTACTTTCTCAGGGACAAAACCAGCCGGGTAGCGCAGTCCGATTAATCAACTACGAGCCATCCCTTAACGGTGGCTATCGTCGTATTACAGGATTTACAAATTCTTTCGGTACCGTAGCAGGCACAGGTAAGGTTCTCGGAGTGTGTGTGGCTAACGGTGTAAATGATGGCATCTTTGCGTGTCGTACTCCATCTTCCGGAAACAATTACTTTCATAAGTGGAACTCAGGAACAGATTCGTGGGACGCTGTGACTACAGCGGGTAGTCCGACGATGTCTGGCGTCAACAAGGTTAGGATGATCCCGTACAACTTTACGGAGGACCGTATCCTTCTTGTCGACGGGGTTAACCCAGCGGCGTTTTACGACGGTACAACGTACACTCAAATTACCCACACTAATGCTCCCTCTGACCCTTCTGTTGGTGTTGACTTCAAGAACCACATCTTTTTAGCTGGCGATTCTACAGAGCCGTATAACTTATTTTTTTCTGCCCCCTTCAACGAGACAGATTTTTCTGCCGCGTCAGGGGCGGGAACAATCAACGTGGGTTTTCCAATTGTCCAGATAAAATCCTTCCGGGATGAGCTCTACATATTTGGGACAAACCAGATCAAGAAACTTGCTGGCACGAGCATCGCAGACTTTGTTGTTGCAACGGTAACGAGTGATCTTGGATGTATCGCCGCAGACTCTGTGATAGAAATTGCAGGTGATTTGTTATTTTTAGGTCCTGATGGGTTGCGCCCAGTGTCAGGTACTGATAAAATAGGTGATGTAAACCTCGAAACTGTATCTAAGCCTATTCAGGCAATTATTTCAGATATCATCGAGAATCAGGATCTCGACAAGCTCTCGACTTTAGTTGTCCGCCAGAAGTCTCAATTTAGGATTCTCTTTGAGACAGCAGAAACTCTCGGTGTGATTGGTGGTTTACGCCAGAATCAAGGAGGCATCGGTTTCGAGTTTGGACAACTTCTAGGTATCGACGCAACGTGCGCCGCCAGTGGTTACATCGGAAAGACTGAGTACGTAATACACGGCGACTCAAACGGAAAAGTTCACCGGCAAGAACTCGGTACTTCATTCGATGGCACCGAAATCTTCAGTCTGTTCCAGACTCCTTATTTCTACTTCGGAGACACAGAGCTCCGTAAGATCTTCTACAAGGTTGCGACTTTCTTCCGGTCTGAGGGCACAAACAACATCGTTCTATCT